ATGCAAGGATTTCAAGATTCTGAGTTTCGTAAAAACGCTAACATGATGCAGCAAGACGCTGTTAATTTTAAATACAAAGGTGAAGATAGGATGATGAATAGCTCAATGGCAGGAGCTTTTAAACAGTATCTAGATTCAATTGGTAAAGGAGATTTGTATGAACCAGAAGTACAGTTAAGTGGCCCTTTACAAAAAGTAGGAATAGATGATCAACTAAATGCAACAGATCCTGGTCCACTAGGACCACCTATATTAGATGGCACTCTAAGTGTTAACCCTATTGTTACAGGACCAGAGGAACTTGCAATAGCTTCAAACCAACAAATACCTGACGCAGGGCTTTTTAATAGAGTAGGCCAACAAATGATTGGTTACGACGACCAGTTTAGTGGTATCAATAATAGACTAAATAAGATAGAAGAGGGTATAGCAAGTTTAGTGCAGAACAGAGGTCAAGGACTAAACATGAACACTGGTGGATTAGGATATTTTTTTAATCCTTTTGGAGGTTTTTATGGCTAAAATAAACATAACTAGATTACCAAACGCAACACCAGAATATAATGCTGCTCAATTTGATCAAATGATAAGATTACTAGATCAAATAGTTTTTTTATTAAACACAAACTTTCAACAAGATTTAAAAGAAGAATCAGAGTCGGAGACATTTTTCCTTGGCTAATACATTTAAAAGTGCAATGGTTGATATTACATCAACAGATTTAACAACTGTATTAACAGTTCCAACTGCTAATCCTGGTGCAACACCACCAGTTCCTCCTACTACAGACGTAGTAAAATCAATTTTAATTTGTAATGACTCAGGTTCAACAACTTTAGTTGATATTGAAGTTGTAAGATCATCTGCAACATTTGAAATATTTAAGCAAAAAAGTGTAGCAACTAACACAACAACAGAATTATTAACACAACCTTTAGTATTGCAAGAGTCTGACGTATTAAAAGCACAGGCAAACGCAGCTAATCAAGTACACATAATCGTTAGTTTTATGGAGGTTACAAAAGGTCAACTTTAAATAAGGAGAAAGAATGGAATTACAATCGTTATTTATTACACCTGTCATGATGACAGAAATTAAAGGTCATAGTCATTTAATTGACAGACTTTATGAAATAAAACAAAAAGACGAAAAGGGTATGCCTAGATCAAATGTTGGTGGATGGCATAGTCACGATGAACTCTACAAAGACTTAGAATTTAAAAGCACAGTAGCTGACATTTTATTAAAAGCAAAAGAATGTTTTAATAATCTTGATGTACAAGATGAATATTGTCCTGAAATGACTGGCCTTTGGGGTATGATAAATCCACCTGGATCTAGAAACAATGTGCATACTCATCCCTATAATTATATATCTGGTGTTTACTACTTAAAAGTGCCCTCTAAAAGCGGAAATTTAGTGTTTTTGGAGCCAAAACCACAAGCAGAGGTCTTATCGCCACCAAAGAAAAAAGACGCTTCTATACACTTAGCACACAGCGTTTCTTGGGAACCAAAAGAGAATAGCTTGATTTTTTTTCCATCATGGTTACAACATGAAGTACAACTTAATAATTCTAATCAAGATAGAGTTATTTTAAGTTTTAATATTAATTGGAGACACGAAAATGCCGATAGTTGAAAACGCAGAAAAAATAGGAACAATGACTCTCGAAGATGGAAGAGTAATTCCTAGATACAAAGTTAAAACAGAAACTACTTTAACTAACAAAGATACAGGTCAAGAGTATGAATCAGAAGCTGCCATGCAAGCAGATATAGACGATCCAAACACTTCTACAACTGCAGAAAAAATTCAAAGAGACGTAAAAGTATTTGCACCATCTTTAAAAGATATGTTGGGATCTACTCCTAAGTAGATAAAGCTTTTACTATATCTGGTTTTTTACAATCACAATTGGAATCACAGTGTTTCTTTTCATCTTTAAGATGACGTTCTAAATCTCTCTCCGCTGCTAGTAGTCTTTCGTGATATTTGCTCACCTTATCTGCAAGGTAGGCAATGGCTTTATTTAAGTCTTTATTTTCCATGTTTGTCTCCTGTGATTTTTAATTCTGGTGAGAACCTAATGTAAACATGTTTTGATTGAAATCAACAGAACTTTTTTAAAAAGTTTTCTTGACAATAATTAAAAATTAAAAAAACTATTCAGCAGCTATGTCGCCATAATCACCATTGACTAACGCAGCATATAGATCTTTACCATGCTGTTCCGAGTCAAATGATGTAGCTGTAAAAAGAGTAAAATCTTGATTATCAACAGTACCGAGGTGGGACCATTTAACTTCAACATTTATCGCTTGAACTTCTTCAAGATTTTCATTTTTTACTGTTACCCATTTAGGGTTTTGTACTGCTAGTGGTGTTATTGACATTATGATTGCCTCCTAAATACAGTAGTATTTGTATTATTATTAGAGTTACTAGCTGCGCCCATACAAGACCATGTGCCACTTACAGTATTTCCTTGAGCTGTGTGTCCAGCTGAAGTTGGATTTAATTGACTTCCAGCTATTGTTTGACCTTTACTTCTACCACTAAATTGATCACCCATTTTAAATAATCCTACAGATCCTACTGCATCATATCCAACTTGTGCATATCCAGATCCTACTTGTCCTGAGTCGGGCCCTGGTAAATTAGTCAAAGCTGATCCATCTATTTCAGGTAATGCTCCTGACAATGTTGATGAAGTTAACGAAGTTGAACCTGTAACTGTTGTGCCCCCTACTATTAGTGCCATTATACAATCTCCTCTAAGTTAAATTTATATTTTTTACCACTTAATCTATTTAAAATAAAGAGGTTTTTATCCCCCTCTTGAATAGTCCAATGTCCTCTTGTTCCATCTACTTCATTATCTCTAGTCTTAGTATTATTTAAGTTTAAGTCACCCGTATATATGTCTCTCCACTGAGCAGTAGAAGAACCTAAGTCGTGTGTATCATCTGCGGAGGGTAATAAAGATCCACCAAATACACCGCCTGCATTGAATGTGGCTTTACCCGCATCACTGCCATCAAGAGTAAGCATAGTAATATCTGCAGTATTATCAGTCCCTTTAAATATAATATCAGTGTCATTTCCTTGAGCATCTATTGTAATATTACCAGCACTTGTAGCCAAGTTAGATGCAGCATCACCTGTTGCAATATCGTCTAAAGCAGTTGTTGTTGATACTGTTCCAAAAGAGAAAGTACCTGATCCATTTGTTTTAATAAATTGATCTGCAGATCCATCACCAGTAGGTAATGTCATTGAGGTAGTTCCAAACCCTATTGCATCCATACGAACTGTGCCATCAAAAAAAGCATCTTTAAATTCTAATGATGAAGTTCCAAGATCAATATTGTTTGTTGTAGAGGGAGATAAGGCTCCATCTGACAATGTTATTTGATTTTCGTTTGCAACTTTAAATGTAATAACATCATCTGAAGCAGCTGAAATTGTTGAATCTGCATCAGCGTCTAAAGTTAATGTTTGACCATTTAAGTCTACAGGAGCAGTTACTGTGCCTGGTCCTGCAAAAACATCATACCAGTTTGTTCCATCTGTAGCCACTAATCTAGTAGCACCATTTTCTATTGATAAAGTATTACCAGAAGCTCCAAGTCTTACTGTCATTGCGTAAGGACCAGAAGATCCAGAATCTGTTGTTGCGTTTGTAATTAAATAAATTTTTTGTGTAGCTGGGAATTGAGCTATTCTTATAGCCCCATGTGCTCCCGTTAATCTTATGTGTGCGTTTCTAGCTTGGTTGTTAGCTTGAGATTGAGGTCCATCTGCATTTGTTAAAGTTGTAACTGCATTATCTCCACAAGCAACGTTTACAACACCAGCAATTGAAAACTCTAAAGATTGAGAAAAGTTATTGTTTGTGATAGTACCCCAAGTACCTGAGTTTTCACCAGTGCCCTGAAGCTCTATTCTTAAACTTGTTGAATATGTTGAACTCATTTAATCTCCTAATTTAAAACTTAATGATTATTTTAAAGTTTGTCAAAACTTTTATGCAGCCTTATGAACTTCTGTCCAACTAATATCGCTGTTTGAGTCATCTACTTCTGACCAGAAGGTCCCTTGTAGAGTACCAGTGGCAATTGTACCAGAAACTCCAGTCAGCGTCAAAGATGAAGTTCCTACAACTGTCAAAGCCCCAGTGTTCATTGTGGCTGATACACCAGGTATTTCATAAGTTGTTTCTTGCGACTCTTCTCCAAGAGATAATGTTAAATTATTACCACTAATAGTTGGAGCAACATCTCCTTGGAAACTAATTTGACCTATGCCCGAGCTTAATTCATTACCTGTTGCCGTAACAGGAGCATCACCAGATACTGTTTCATCCCCTAAAGATGAGGTAGTAGCTATGCCTGTAAGTGTAACATTTGCATCACCAGTAAGTGTAAAAGTACCAAGACTAGGTGTAATTACGTTACCTGGTGGAAAAGCTGTTTTACCAATTGAAACAGTTGTTTGACCTACAGATACGTCTAATTCTGGTTCACTTGCAGCAACAATAGTTAGTTGTGAGTCACCTGAAATAGAGAAAGTTCCAATTGAAGAGGTAGAGGAAACACCAGTTACAAATACAGAAGTATTAGGTGTAGCAGTGGCAGAAGTAAGACCATTACCTGTAACAGTAATACTAAAATCTGCAGTAGCTACAGCAGATCCAGTAGAAATACTTCCTTGTACTCCTGTTAGTCCGTAGGTTTGTTGTGTGGTTCCCCAAAGGTTATCTGACCAACCAATAGTAACACCACTATCACCAGCAACACCTCTGTTCCAACCTGATTGAAATAATGTATCTACACTTTCATCACCTATAGATGATGTAAGAGCGTTACCTGAAGCGGTAACTGCTGATGTTCCTGTAATTGATAAAGTCCCTAATGAGGATGTTATACTATTTCCAGTTGGATTGACCTCTGCAACACCTGTTCCAACCGCTGTACCTAAAGACGAAGTTAACCCTATCCCCGTAAGGGTAAGATTACTATCACCTGTAAGTGTAAGCGATCCTAGAGATGAAGAGAGGCCATTACCTGTAGCACTAACAGGTGCAAAGCTATTCCATGCACCTGAGTTCCAAGTCTGTCGGCCCCATCCTTGGACAGTGGCCATTTTCTATCTCCTTATGCTATTCTTAAAATTGCAGCAGTTGCCTCAGCAGCAGGAAACGATATTGTAAACGTACCTGATGTTGAAGTTTTAACAGCACCAAAATCTAGAACAGCGACAGCAGCGTTTGTAGTTAAACCAGATACAGTCGAACTGTTATAAATAACAGCTGCTTGTGCAGAAATTGTTGCACTTGTAAATGATATATCAGTAAAATCACAAACAGCAGTGTCACTGGATAAAACTGGAGTAACAGAGGTTAATGCACCTCCACCTTCAGCGTAAGTGCCTGAAGCCGCTACTTCATCAGTTTGTTGAAAAGCGGTTGTTGATTTACTTAATGTTGCTTCGTTGTCATATAGCGCTAGTTTAAAAGCATTCCCCGTCGTAGCCGTAAAGTTATGTAGGCCTTTCAGGATCTCCACTTTAAAACTGTTTGCTACAGCTTGAGTAATTGCCATAATAATCTCCTATGGGTTCCTTGACTCGAGAGGGATACGAATAACGCCATCTCGAAATTCGTCTCTACGGTCACGCCCCATCTCATATGTGGCTAGAGCCTGTACAGACTGATTATACATTTTATCATAGTATTGTATCATATCGGCTGGACCTTTCAAGTATCCAAGTGCCTCTAAGACACAACCATATAATAGCACGTTTGGAGCGTTCTGACTTACCCAATTTGATGTTGTCGTACTGGATAATACAGGTGGCTTATACGTGTATGCGAGCTCTACAGTTAATGCAGCGTTCGGGGTTGGTGCCAACATATGAGTGTCATTATCGTAAACAGCGTAATACTTGGGAGTAGCTGCTGCCGTTGACGTCCTATTTGGCGCATATTCGTTCATAAACGAAATATCTTTTTGTATCAAGAAAGTTCTATTATTTGAACCATCTATTAATTGTATGTATCTTGTTGCTTCCCAATCTGATGGTAAAGGTAAAAAGGGATTGTTAATTGTAAGATCAGCAGTGTCATATCTTCTGTAATAATTTAAGTCGACTGTTCTTCTAAGTTTATCTTCTGTAGAATTTATAAATTCTTGAATAATTGAATCTGATAAAACAGATGAATCTGTTTCAGTATAGTTTCTTACATTAGATAAAAGATCAGAATAATCGGTCATGATGTGCTCACTGTAACATTTCCTGCTTTAGTTGACAACCTAGTCTCTTTTGATTGAGTTTTTGGTTGCATTCCAACACTAGCAAATCTATTTGTATTAACTCCTATTAATCCTACAAAACATGTTGAATTAGCTATTTGAGATCTTGCAAACTGTAGGGATTGAGGATCCTGAACTATTGGTCTAGGTTCTAATTGTGGGTGTTTAGGCTCATATTCACTTGTATGGACTCGTGCACCAGTCCACTCTTCAACCATTTCATTATATGGAAATGCCATACCTGATCTATCAGATATTCTTTTTGCAAACTTACCAGATGCAAACTTAGACATTAAATACTAGGTAAATAAGTTTTAGGAGTAAGAAACAAACTAGTTCTTTCACCGTCTTGATCAGCAGCTCTTTGAAATTCATCTTCATAAATTTGTTTTAATGTTCCAATTCTTTCTGGAGCTTTTTTCATACTAATGTAATAAGCTAAACCAGCGGTCATACATGGAAGAAAACGAAAAGGGATTTGAGCATTATTTGTGTAGTCGCCAGCATCAAACATCCGAACAAGAGCATAATATTTTAGAGTGTAAGCTACATCTGCTGCGGGATATAGAAATAGTGTTGGGTTTATCGTACGTTCAAAATAGTATTGAGTTGGCCTTCCGCTGGTTGTTTTAGTTGTAAAATTAAAATAAGTAGATCTACTAATTGAAGTAGCAGCAAAATCATTATTACTACTGTCCCTTAAAACTACATCTGTAATATCAACTATTTGTTGACTATCATTTGCATTAGATCCAAATAAACTTGTTCCTGAAACACTTGTTGTATTAGCTGTAATTGTTTTTTCTTGTAATTGTATTGTCCAAAGATTTAACCCTCTGTTTGCCCACTCTGCTAATAAAATATTTAAAGAACGTCTTGCAGTCTGCAAATCGTATCCACCACGTATTTGCAAACCACAACGTTCATAAGCCTCTTCAGCTATATCATCTATAGCTAAATCAAAAGCAGCAGTAGATGCATAAGTTGGCATTACTTACCTTTTGCTCTTTTATTAATAAGCTTGCCAGCTCTTTTAATGTCATCTGTATTAATTCTACCAGAAGGTTTTATAGTTCTTGCCATTCTAACTTTTGCAAAAAATGATTTTGCTTTATCAGACATACCTGGTGGTGATTTTTTGCGTTTAGCTGTTGGAACACCGCCTTTTTTCATAGCTTGTTTTTTCTTACCAGCCATTCCGCCACCAGCCATTTTCTTTTTAGCCATCATGCCGCCGCCCATCATGCCCATAGCCATTTTCTTACGAGGTGATATTGCACCACCCATAGCTTTTTCCATCATGCCGCCGCCACGTTTTTTTACAGCTTTCTTCTTACCTTTAACTTTGCCACCACGTTTCATGGCCATTTTCTTTTTACCCATCATGTCGACCTCCGAATATTCGTTTATATGTTTTAGCCCTAGATACCACGACGTCTCGATAATACCCTTTTGGCCACTTCTTATAGTAACCAGCTTTGTGTAGTTTATCAGAAGCTTCTTGTAATTGCGAGAACTTTTGTGCCAGCATCATAGAGTAGTTGAGGCTGTCTTCTATAATCGGGGTGCTCCCATTTGGAGTGACGAGGAACTCTTGCTCCTCCTCGTTTGCTGGGTTGCTGGGATGAAAACCCATAAAAAATATGTCCTTTTTATTATACCAATAATTGTACTCATCTATCGCCGTTTGAAAATCTTCCAGACTGTAATTAAAGTATGGGTCACAGAATATCAATAGCTCATGAACACTAAAATCAAGGTGCTTCAAATAACCATTTAATTCTGATTTATACCATTTGTGTTTTCTCTTTACTCCTACGACAACCTTATTATCTGTCCAAGTTTTTTTTGCAAAAGGACATGCTGGATAACCTCCTAAATGAACATTAGGAACTTCTAAATAAATTTCAGACCATCTACGTACGTCTTTTTTTACTTCCTCTTCTAATGACATCTTTACCCTTTCTAAATATACTTGCTACTTCTGACTTACCCATAACTTTAGCTCTTTGCTCCCCCACTGTTAGGATTTGTATTTTTCTAGCAAACGGTTTATTAATTTTTTAACTTTCGCAACTGTTGACCTGGCGTCACTAGGAGTAGCAAACTTAATACCCACAGTATCACGAGGGTTTTCGTCAGTATAGAGACGTCTTCCACTACCTTTAGGTTTTTTCCTGTTCCCTTTTTTGGATCTTTTCTTTTCAACACCTTTTATTACTCCTTTGTTTTTGATGCATAGAAAACAGCTTTAGCATCTTTACCGTAGGTACCTTTCATTGATTTCATTATCTTTCTGCCTTTTTGATTTAAAGGCATTAAAAGACACCTTTGAAATCAAAACCTCTTACAGCTGCTCCAGCTCTTCTGCTATTAGATATTAATCCACCAGAAGCTTTTGCAAATGTTTTAACATTTGTTGGTTTACCACCAACACCTTGTGCTTTACTTCTTTTTCTTTGTACTGCAGATTTTCGTTGTCCTTCACTCATTCGTTTTGCTTTTGCAAGAGGAACACATTTAGGATATTTACGTTTAGCATCTGCTTTTTGTTTTGATCTTCCACATTTAGAAAAAGATCCATCTTTTTTCTTGCTGCCTATGTCTACCCATTTTTGAGCAAACCATTTATCAAGACCACTTTTAGCCATTAACTAAACTTAGTTATTTTTCTTTTGCTTTCCATTATAGCACCGCAAGCTCTAGCCATTCCACCTTTGTTCATGGCAGATACTTTTTTACGTTGCTGTGAAAGTTTATTAAAATCTATAACTCCGCCCATAGCTCTTTTTGGACCTTTAAAATCTTTTCTTTTTTTACCACTTGGGTCTTTTATTTTACCAGCACATATTCTAGAAGCATAGGCATTAGCATATGCGCTAGGATAAACCTTAAATTTACGCTTAGCTGCAGCTTTACCTCTTGGACATAATTTAGTCACCCTTGCCCCCTGTATTTAACGTATTGACGTCTTTTGTTTTTATTCTTTGGCCTAGTGCGTGAAGAACGACCTATACTAGTCCTTTTTTTGACTGGTGTAAAGTATTCGTTAGAAGGCGTTTTGGCCATTACTTCATCTGTGATAAAGGATTAGATAATGCAGATTTTATTTGCTTATCTATTTTTTCTTGTAGCACAATCATGGCTGCTTCCAGATCATCTTTTAATTCTTCCATGTTTGCCTCAATCTCACTGCTTGTATGTTTTAGATCTGCAGAATTTTCTCTGGAGTCAATCTTAACTTGTTGCTCTACGTCATTAACAATTTTCTCTACTCTTCTGACATCTTGTCGTAAATCGTTTTTTAATTCATTAGCTACATCTGCCACAAGTCTAATTTCCTGCATCATCATTTCCATTTCAGACATAAGCATTTCTACTTCTGTTTGTATTAGATCAGTCTTGCTGTCCATTTCTTCTTTCATAACAGCTATATCTTTATCAAAGCCAGATAGGTCTGGTGCTACGTATTCTTGTATCTGTTCTTTCATTGTGAGATAATCTTTGTAAAATTCAAAACCACCCCATAGTGCCCCACCAGCTGTAGTCAAAGCTGTAAGTATGACAAAAATCTTGCCACCTTTAAATTTTATTCCGCCTGGTAATTCTACTTCTGCCATTGTAAATCTATCATATCATTCATCATACCAT